AAAGTGTAAGAGTAGTATCTACTCCACCAGAGCTAGTATGTTTTACTTGTAAATCAGCGTCAGCAAAAAATTCAAATGGAACAGCAAATGTAGTCTGACTACTACTTGCAGTATACTGTATTCTTGGATCAGTTGCCGATATTGTTATACTCATCTTAGTCCTTTTTGTTCTATCTCGTCAAATAATGAATCTAAAAACCATACATTCTGAAAAGGTAAAAGTCTACGCACATTCCTTGCTGTGTGATGATTGTATTTACCACTACCCCAAGTCCACATAATATCTGATATATTAGCTATTTGACTAGCAGTAGGCCCTAATACATCTGGTACAGGATTATTAAATATATCTCTATATGTTCCATAAGGTTTTTTAGCACCTAATAATGGTCTTAATCCTATTTCATTATTACCTAATCTTTCAATAGCATTATTAATATCAGAATAAATACCACCTAATCCTGATCTATCAAATGCATCTACAATTTTTTGACCAAATGGTTTTTTAGAATAATCTCTATTAAATGCTTTTTGTCTAAATGCATCTACACCAGCTCCAGCAGCTAATAATAATAATACTCCTGTAAAGAAATTAGCGTCTTTTTCTTGTAATCCTCTAAGTAATATTCTTTGAGTAGCAGCCATACCAAATTTTTTAAATTGTGTAAGTAAACCACCCATTTCTGTGTTTGCCCATAAAGGTACATCACCTTTACTTGGAGTAACAATATCAATATTAGCTTGTTTACCTATTGCTTGATGATAAACTTCTGCAGCTTCTTTATCTACCCATTCGTCAGAATTAGCTACTCTTAATGATTTATATGTATCTCCATTTTCTTTCCATTTTCTAGCATTTTTTCCATAACCATATTTAGTATATTGTTTATATATTCTTTTTGCCATAGAATTACTAATACCCATACTTCTTAATCTAGCCATATTTACTTTAGATATTTTGCCAGTAAGTATTTGTGTTTCTATTGTATCAAATATTCTTGTACCATTATATAATGACGCAATATTTTTTACTGCTGTATTCCAAGGATTAGATAAATTTAAATAAGTAAAATATAAATTACCCATACTACTAGCACTTCGTTCAAATTTATTAAACACACCAAAAGCATCATCTAAACCATACATAGCCATAGCTCTTGTACTAGCAAACATATCTAAAGATTCACCACCAAGTTGAGTAGTCTTTAAATTCATTTTATATATTTCTTTAAAGTAACCACTTGTTAATAAATCCCAAGAAATTTTATAAGATTTACCCATACCATTTATCATTACTAATCTAGCAACATCTACTGTTTGTGCTATTCCAGTAAGCATAGTCATAGCATTATACAATTTCATTAATCTAATACCTCTGCTAACAGATCTATTAGGATCTTCTGCCAAACCATATGTTCCTCTAAGTAAATGAATACCAGCATCTAAATCTTTTAATATTTTATTTTTTTGTTTTTCTAATGCTGCAGCTTGTTTAGGTGTTTTAGCCGCTATAATCATTTCATCATATACTTCAGCAATTTGCTGTATTCCCATTTGATTTTGTTTAGGAATATAATTTGTACCAAATCCCATAGGATCACCAAATGCTTTAGTAATTTCAATGTCAGGAATTGTTTGATTAAAATACATTTTATTTAATGTTTGTGTATCTGTTTCAATAAAACCTTCTTTTGATAAATGTCTATAATCAATATCTATTGTTCGTTGTTTAAACCTATTAGATATTTTATTTATTTTTTCTATATACCCATCAATGTCAGCCGAAGTTCCTTTACCAGCAGCTATTTTTAATTCATCTGCTAAATTAGGCATAGCTATTACAGGTTGATACCCTTTGAATCCTTCTGCAATATCTAATATTTCATCTTGTGTAATTGCTGGATTTCTTTCTCTTAAAGCCATACCTAAAGTTTTTACAAACTTATCATAATTAGCTTCAATAACATCTCTACGATAAACAACATTAATATAATTATTTATTAAAGATCCATTTTCTTTTACATATTCTAATCGTTTTTCCATTTTAGCAATTTGCAAAATATATTTTTCTCTTTTTTTACGATTTTTAGTTTTAGCTAAAATTTTTTGTAAAAAATTAATATGTCCTTGCATTGCTTTTTGTGGTATTTTTAAAGTGTCATATTCTTTACCTATTGTTCTATAAAAATCATCAATAGCTTTTGATGCAGTAATTACATCTTCATCAAATACTGTTTGAGTTCCATATCTTTGACCCATTTTATATTCCCAAATATTTTGTCTAAATTCTTTAGGTGTCATATATGCTTTGTTTTTTACAAATTTTGTATCTAAACCTCTTTCTAAAAAGTTTTGACTTTTAGCTCCTTGTCTAGCTAAATAACTATTATATGCAGCTTCTATTTTTTTTGTAGTAGTAACAACTAATGGAGCATAACGCATTTTAATTTTACGTTCTATAGTTGGACTACTTATAATATCTTTTAAATTTTTATTTTGAAATAAAGGAATTTCTAAAATTCTTTCTATCATTTCTTGAGCTTCACTTACTCCTTGTTTCATAACTCTAAATACAGGATTGTATGGGCCTTGCTCACCAAATATACCTAAACCAGTAGGAGCTATTTTATTCATTTCTTGTATTTCTGATTCTTTCATTATTCTGCTAGTTCTTGGTACAGCAGCACCAGTAGTTCCAGCAGCAAATGCATCTTGTTCATCATACATAGCTGCATACTTATCAAATTTTTTAGCTGACTTACCATTAGGTAAACTAGGAAACATAGCTGGTACAATAAATCCAGCAGCAGTAATGATAGTTCTTTCTGCACCTGTTCTTGTATCATCAAGATAACCTTTTATAGCTTCTTCTCCACCAATAATACTTCCACCTAATGCACTTCTTTTTAATCTACTACCAGTAAGTAAAAGATTAGCACCTTTGGTAAACATAAATATACTTGAAGGATCTGTAAGACCTCCAATTATTCTTCCAATTATATAACCCGGATCTCCATTTATAGATTTCATTTTCTTTTTAAATCTATCTAATAAATAAGTAGTATGATCTGCACTTTTAGAATGTAAAAAATTACCCATAAAATCTTTATAGGGTGCTAATTGTGGATCATAAAAAGGATCGTAACTTACATCTACTTTATATAAATCTGGTCTATTATCAAATACAGTTTGTACTAATCTTTTAGTACCCATTGCTACAACATTTTCATCAAAAACTCCTTTTATTTGATTTACAAAATTAAAAGTTGTAGGTTGTTCATTTTTGTAAATATTATCATCTGTTTGATAATAAGGATTACCATTAGCAATATATACGTCAGGCATTATTTTATTTCTATAACTGGCATATTTTCATCTTCTTTTAAAGAAGGTAATTGCTCATCATATTTTGGAAAAGGTGCTGCAGTAGAACTTCCTTGTGCCCATTTTTCTAATAATGCAAAGTTAGTTAAAAATCTTCCTCTGTATTGCATATATCTAGCACTATCATTAAATAACTCTTGTGCTATTGTAGCTTCAGGGTACATTGCATAAGTTTGATTTTTATTATCATATCCAATGTATGGTTTTACATCTTGAACATCTGGATCTGAAAAATCTAACATTTCACCAGATGGTTTATCTAATAAATCACTAGGAATATAAGAAGCAAAGTTTCCTAAAAATCCTATTTTTTCTTCTGTTGTTGTAGCAATTAAAGCACCTTTTACTGCTGATTTCATTCTATCTCCAATAAAACTTCCATCTACATTAAAACCACTTAAATAACTTAAATCTAATAAAGCCATCATTAAATAACTATTTTCTGGTTTAGCTAAATCTTCACCAAAAAAATTAACTAAATCATCTTTTTTAATATTCATGTAATTAACTGATATGTCCATACCATCTGATCTTTTTAATTGTTGTTCACCTTTTAATAATAAATCAACACTATATCCTTTGTTAATTAATTGATTAGTTACCCACTTATCATTTAATGATAAACCAAATCCTATAGTTGGATCATTTACATATTTACCATTTTCCATTTTTGATAAATGCTCATAGGATCTATTATTGCTCATAGGATCATAAGCTACTTTACTAAATGCTCCTTCGTTTCTATATATATGCGCTAAGTAAGGATTACTTATAAAATTATTTTCATTTACTTTATTTAATTTAGTTTGTTCAATATATTCTTTTTGTGCTTGTTGTACTTCATATTCTAATCTATCTTTATTAGCATCAAACCCTATTGTGTTTTCAAAAACACTTCTTACTATTTTTTTAAATACACTAGGAGGTCCAACTCTATTTTCTTGATTAGAAAAATCATCAATAAAGTTTGCAAATTTTTCTGTAACTTCTCTATCAAATTCTGCAAATCTAGAATAACCAGTTATTGTATTTTGTAAAAAAGTATTAGCCCATGTATTAACAGTTAAAAAATCTCTAACATCACTTGGCATAGAAGATACCATAGTTTCATATTCCTTTTTAAAATATTCATCAAAAAAAGCATCTCTTGTAAATCTTTTATCTGCAAACTCTCCACCCATAACAGGTCTAAAATTAACTGCTGTATTATCAGGATTATGTAAAACAGAAAAAACACCATCTCCATCAAAATCAACTTTTAAATTATAAGTAGGATATGGCTCAGTAGATTTATCATCATATGTAGCTATTATTCTACCAGCATCATACATATCAAATAAATTTGTTCTATTATAAAAATCATCATTGATACCGTATTCTTCTTTTTGCAAATTACTCATGTTTGCCATTCTTTCTTGCAAAGTAAAAATCATATCATCTTGTATTTGTTTTTTAGTAAAACCTAATTTACCATAATGATCAAACAAATCATATCGTTGTACATTACTCATTATAACTACTCCCACTAAAAACTTTCCAATTAAATCCATCATTAGCAAAATCTTCCATTATAAATTTCATTGCTTTGTTTAAATTTTTTTCAATTGATTGTTTAGTTACATAACTTTCATCTTCAAACATATTAGTTAAATAAATATCTAAATAAGGTCTTATAGCTTTTCTTACTTTATTAGCGTCTACTGTCATACTATCAATAACTGAATCACCTAATATTGGTGTCATTTCTCCAGTAGCTAATGAAGTAAAAACTGGTTGAGCTAAATTTAAAGGAACACTAAATGCTACTCTATTATCTTGATATTTTTTTATATATTCATCTACTTTTGCTGTTAAATCTATTTGATCTGCACTATCATCACCTTCTTCTCCATAATTAATAAAATTATCCATAGCTATTTTAATTTTACCAGTTCTTGTAGATTCTTTAGGTTTAAGACTTTCAAAAAAACTTTGTGCTACATCTACTCTTGTTAATCTATCAAAATCAGCATGACGCAATTTATGATATTCTTGTAATTTTAAAATATTTGCTTTTACATCACTGTCTATACCTTTAAACATAAATTCAAATCCATCTGTATCCATAAAATAATTAACCATATATGCAGCATTATCTAATTTCATTAAGTCAGATTCAGATTTTATATTAATATTCATTATATCATTAAAAAAATCTGTTAATTGTGGTATTGGCTCACCCATCATTTTTGCATAACCAACCATTTTATTAAATTTAGCAGTAGCTAATGCATTTTGATCTTTATCTAAAACAGTATTACCTTCTGAATCTTCTACAAATACAGATTCAGTTCCTAACCAAGTATCAGCAATATTATCAACACCTGGCACTATTATTTTTTGTGGGCCGTTATCTGTTTCAATTGTTCTTAAACTTGGAAATATTCTTTTCATATGTTGTTGAATAATTATTTTTTTTAAATCTTCTTGATTATTAACACCTAATGCTTCTAAATATCCTTTTCGTTCTAAACTTACAAATAATCTACCTGAAAATGTATCCATTTTCATGCCACTAGTATCTCCAACAAAATTTTGTAAATTTTCATCAATACTTCCTTTAATCATTTGTCCTGCAAAATAAGAATTACGATAATTTAATTTTTCATTATCATCTAATTCTAAATCAATCATTTTTCTTTCTAATTGTTTTTCAGTTATTATTCCAAAATCATCAGGATTATTTACAAAATTATATAAATCATTATTTAATTGATCTGCTATTGCTAATTTTTTTTCACTTTCATATTTAACTAATTGATTGCTATATACATTTAAATGACCTTTCATAAATGATTCAGCATTAGAAATTATTTGTCCTCTTTCATCTTTAGTAGTGTTTACTAAAGTAGCTTTACCATCAAACATATCTATTTGAGGACTTTTCATATATTCTTCATTTAACATTTTTCCAATTTTTAAATTTAATTCTTTTATTTTATCATTACCTATTTGATAATCTCCACCCATTTCAGTTATTTCTAACATTGTAGTATCAATTATATTTTTAACTTTTGTATTTAATCTTAATTGTTCAAAAGAAATTTGCATTGTTCTTAAAAATTCTTGTGGTGTAAGCATATTATTTCTATCTTCAGGATATGCTGCATTATAAACTTCTAAATGACTTTTATACATTTCTGAAACTTTAGGTAACCAAACATTTTTATGATAATCATCTATGTTATTTGTAAAAGTAGAATCTTTTTTAAGTTCAGGATCTCCTTGACTTACAGTAGCTAAATCAAACAAATCTTCTAAAGTTTCTTCATTGTGCGTTCTTACTCTTTCTTCTTGTAATTTCATAGCATCATTATGATCTTGTTTAATTCTATTAGCAAATATTGTTTCACCTTTTCTAATAGCTTTTCCTGAAATCATGCTTTTAGTCCAAGACTTATATCTTGTAGGAGCTTCATTTACTAAAGATTCAATATAACTATCAGTTGATGTTGTAAAAGTTTTTGGATCGTTAAAATGTTCTCTTGCTTTTGCATTAATAAATTTAGATGTTTTTATTTCTAAATCAGCTTTATATTTTGCTTCTTCTAATGACGCTTGACGTTTAGCAAAAAAATCTAATTTTTCTGTTGCAACTTTTGCAATAGTAGAAACTGGATCACCAGCATAAGCTGGTACTACACCCATTCTATTTGCTACTGAAGAAGCAGTAGTTGTTACTTGTCTTTTACCTGTTGTTAATGCCATATTATCCTATATTTTTTTTACTTCCACCATCTCCATAATAATCATATTGAGCATACCCTGTAGTAAGTTCACTAATAGCAGAAACATATCCACCAAATACTAAATCATTTTCTTTATATTTATTTTCATACAACATAGATGTATATTTATTTTGTATATTTTTTCCCATTAATCTAATGTTACTAATATCTTTATTTGCTTTATTTTTAGCTTGTTCATTTATATTTAAAAAACTTCTACTATCATCAGAATATCCACTTATAGATTGCCATGCTAAATTTTGAGCAATAGTATCATTTAACATTTCTTTTCTAGCATTTTCTTCTTCTAATGCTTGTACAGCAGCTAGTTTTTTTTCTGTTTCTAATCTATAATTTTCTCTTGCTAATGCTCTTCTTTGTGATTGTACACTAGCAACAGTACCGGCTGCACTTACTATTGCAGCAGCT